CTACCTTTACTTTTCCCTGCACTACTTTTACCTCTGCCTCTACTACCGCCGCCACGTCTGCCACCGCTAGAACCTTTGCTGCTACCTTTACCTCTGCCTCTGCTGCCGCCGCCACGTCTGCCACCGCCGCCACTACGTCCACCGCCGCCACTACGTCCACCGCCGCCACGACCTCTGCTGCCGCCACCACGTCTAAATCCTTCGCGTTCTTCTCCAGATGAGTCTTCTATGTATTCGGATGCCATTAATTACCTCTAAAAGTGTCTGTTATATTCTTAGTGATTTTTTCGGCTTTGTCTAGTGTCTTTTGCTGAGAATCTTTATCTTGTTTTTCTATAGCAATGGCTGCACGTAATGCGGTTGCAGCGTTTTGTTGATCTATTTTCTCTTTGTCCATTGATTCTTGAGTCTCTGCCTTGTCTTTTTCTAAAGCAAGTTTAGCTCTAGCTTCTTGTTCTTTACGATCGTTTTCTTCGCTACGTATATCAAGTTCTTTTTGTTTTAACTCAACTAATGGATCTTCTTGGGTTGATGATAACATGTCGTCAATGTTTTCCATGTATTCAGTAATTAATTCCGCTTGTACTTTAGCTACTTCTTTTTGCATTTCTGCCATCATCTGTTGCATTTGTTGTTGCATCATTTGTTGTTGTTCTGGAGGCATCTGTTGCATTTGCGCTTGCATCTGTTGCATTTGTTGTTGTTGCTGCTGTTGTTGCTCCTGCACTTCTTCTTGTGCTTTTAAAGAAATGTGTTGCATAATGTGTGACTGAATATTTGTCATCACTTGCGGATTACTTTTAGTTACTGCACTACCTAATAAAGCTATGTGCGCAACAATGTGTGCATCATGGTTTTGTTGTGGAAACGCTTGCGCTGGTTGACCAACACTTAGTTCTGCATTTTCTAAAGCCGGATCTTTGGGTTGAGGCTGTGGAGGTGGTGGCATCAATGCCTCTATGTTTTGTACTCCCATCGCCTCATACATTCTACGGTAGGCTTCAGGCAGACTGTGCATTTGCGGTGCTGCTTGCGCCAATTGTAATTGTTGTTGTGCTAAAGTTACCCGTTGTGTAATTGAAAATATATTAGGATCAGAAACAGGGATAACATCAATACGTGCATCGAAGTCTTGGGCTTTAATATTTTGATCAGCACCAATAATTTGATACGGATAACTTGGTGGTAAAGTTGTAGCAAATAGTTTTGCTAGTAGTTTAAATTCTTTACCTTGTGCCGAGTGCATTCTTTTATGAATCGCCGACATAACTTTCATACCGCGTTCTAGTAACGCCATAGTTGTGCCTACTGGATTAACTTCGTTACCTTCGCCTAACTTCATGTCAGCAACTGCAGCAAAAGACTTGCCACTTTCAATAACAAAACCTAGAAGTTGATATAAAGTAGCAGATGGTTCTTTGTATGGTAACGGTACTAATGAACTAGCTATCTCGCCCGCGGGCGCGTCAACATCTCTGAACTCGCCGGGAACTAGTGGCTGGTCGTCATCACGAATACGTAGGCCTCTGGCTTTAAAGCCTGAAGGTAAGTTTGCGAGTGTTCCGGCATCAATAAGCTGTCGTAAGATAGAGGTGGCGGATTTTGAGAGACCACCGAGCATATGAATAAGGCCAAAACCATAAAAGCCAAGGCCGGGCAGAAATTTGTAATGTACAAAATACTGTTTTTTATTTTTAAGTGGATCTTCTTCATTCCAGTTTCTTCTTACTGATAGTACGGTTGATGAGCTTTCCTCAATAGTTATAATGTACGGCAAACTAATACCAGACATTTCACCTGCCTCATTGGCATCTTCGTAACCGGGCAAATCAAGATCGGTATGTATTTCTAAAATAGTATAAATGTCATCTTTAGTGTAAACTTTTTTTCTGCCATCTATTTCATCAATAGTGTCTTGGACAGTGCTTGATTCTGGTTCTGCTGGATCAGCTAAATCTATGTCACGATAAAAACCAGACGCTTGATACTTACGCACATCGTTAGCCGACATTTTAATAACATGAGTAATACGTAAACAAGTCATTAAATCAGTAGCATCATACGGCACTACTAAATCTTCTGAAGATACAAACTTAGATACTGGTCGCGCTAATTTGTCGTCAAAATAAATTTTACGAAACGCCGAACCTGACAGGGGAAGGTGGAAAAGCATTTGATCAAGTTCGGGTTCGTATTCCTCCATGACATGGGAAATCTGATAATTCATAAACTCTTTAACACGAGCGCTCTGTGCTTCTACTTGTGGATTAGTTGCGCCCATAACTTGAGTTTTAACTGGTCCACCAGCAGGAAATAATTCTTTGTAAGATTGTGCTTGAAACTGAGTTACTGACTCTGCAAGTAACGGATGTGTTACTCCCGATGAACCCGGAAACGGTTCTGTACGATCTTCATTTTTTAATCCGAGTAGTCCTAAGCCTTCAGCATAAGTTGCCGACCAATCGGCTCTTGATTCATTGTCACCTTCATAGGCTTCTAAAAGATCGTCAGCAATTTCTGCTAAGTCACCTTCGTCCATAGAGTCTGCTAAGTTAGATGCGTGACCTTGTTCTTCAGGAACATCTGGTCCAAACGATATAGTAGCGCCACCGTCTTCATCTAGTTCCGTATCGCTTTCCATTAGTTCTATGTCTAATTCTTCAGGAGTAATGTTTTCTGATTCTAAATCAAATTTCATTTGCTCTTTTAAGGGCATGTCTTTTTCTATAGCCATAATTATTTTCTTTGCTTTCCGTTACTGAATAAACTTCCTACCCCTTGCACAACTTTACCGAGAGGTTCGCTTATATACTTATCCATGGTTCTTGTTGCGGTATCTCCAAAAGGTACGTTCTCTTTATACTCGTTAAAGAAAGGCGTGTCACCATAGTTTTCTTCTAATTCATCCATAGTAAAATAAGAGGGGTCAGCCGGTCCTTTATCATAAGAGTATTCGTACTCAAGTAAGTAGGTAGCAAGGTCAGCAGGAGACATGTTGTACTCTGCTGCTTGAGCAATTATTTCTGGGTCTTCTATTAGTTGATTAAATGTTTGACCATTGTAAGTAGCGGTCTCATCTAAAGGACTCATTTCGTCAGCATAACGTCCGGTAAAAGGACTTTGGTCACCACCAGTGGTGCCGAACATTACTTCCGCAGCTATGGCGGGTGTACCAAGTAATAAATTTATTGGGTTTAATTTACCTAAGCCAGCTTTTACGAGCGGACCACTTACATTTATTTTCGGGCTAAACTTAGGATTAAATTTAGCTTTAGGCTTAGTTGACTTTGCTGCGATAGCTTCCATAGTTATTTTCCTTCGCAAACACTGTACTGGTTTTTGTTAGTTGAATCAAGAATTTTAACAGTTCCAACGTTTTCGTGCTTGACGTAATCTTGAATTAGGGTCTTTAGCAGCACCGGGAAATTTCTTCATTTGTCCCGCACTACGGGCACAATAAGACTTCCTACGCTTTGCTTCTTTCGAATCTTTTTTTAATTTCGATGGTTTCTTGGTTACAGCGGTGGATAATTTTGAACCGGGATTATCACGACGATATTTATTTACTCCGGCCTTAGTCATGCCCGCACCGCTTTTAGTAGCACGAAAGTACTTTTTAGTTTTAGGTGGCTGCTTGTCCTGTTTGCGCACCGTTACGCTTTCTTTTTCTTAGCCGGTTTCTTTGCTGTTTTAGCTGATCTTGCTAATGCTTTATCAGTTACTGTGCCTTTACCTTTACGGCTTGTGCCTCTTTTTTTAGCTCGGTTCATATAGTAGTATAAACCTTTTTTAACCGTGCGACCGTCTTTAGTTACATGTGTATCAGAACCGCCACCTTTTCTAAATACTTTTCGACCTTTTAAAATGTCGGCTTGAGTTACTTTACCATCACCAGTTAAATCAGGAAACGAGCTGCCGCCTTTTTTATATTTTCTTCTAGGTTTACCTGTAGCAGTCAATGGATTCATTGGAGGATTTTTCTCCATTATTCGTCTTAATTCATCTCTAGTTATTCTAGGTTTTCTTCCGGGCAGATCTTTAGGCATAGATTTAGGCACTCTAGGCATACCTTTAGGAGGGAACTTAGGATTGCGTTTTGGTCTAGGATCGCGTTTTGGTCTAGGTTTAAGTTT